ATGTTTAAACCGGAACTCCTTTCCCCGGCGGGAACGCTGAAAAATATGCGTTACGCTTTCGCTTATGGCGCAGATGCTGTTTATGCGGGCCAGCCGCGTTACTCCCTGCGTGTGCGCAACAACGAATTCAACCACGAAAATCTTCAGCTCGGCATCAATGAAGCCCACGCGCTGGGGAAAAAGTTTTATGTCGTAGTCAACATTGCACCGCACAACGCCAAGCTGAAAACCTTTATCCGTGACCTGAAACCGGTGGTGGAAATGGGGCCGGATGCGCTGATTATGTCCGATCCAGGGCTGATTATGCTGGTGCGTGAACACTTCCCGGAAATGCCAATCCACCTCTCGGTACAGGCTAACGCCGTAAACTGGGCGACGGTGAAATTCTGGCAGCAAATGGGTCTGACCCGCGTGATCCTCTCTCGCGAACTGTCACTGGAAGAGATTGAAGAGATCCGCAATCAGGTGCCGGATATGGAGATCGAAATCTTCGTTCACGGCGCGCTGTGCATGGCCTACTCCGGTCGCTGCCTGCTCTCTGGCTATATCAACAAGCGCGACCCGAACCAGGGCACCTGCACCAACGCCTGCCGCTGGGAGTACAACGTCCAGGAAGGGAAAGAAGATGACGTCGGCAACATCGTACACAAGTACGAGCCGATTCCGGTGCAAAATGTTGAGCCGACGCTGGGTATCGGCGCGCCAACCGACAAAGTGTTTATGATCGAAGAAGCCCAGCGTCCGGGCGAATATATGACCGCGTTTGAAGATGAGCACGGCACTTACATCATGAACTCAAAAGATCTGCGCGCCATCGCCCATGTTGAACGCCTGACCAAAATGGGCGTGCATTCGCTGAAAATCGAAGGCCGTACCAAATCTTTCTACTATTGCGCACGCACCGCGCAGGTTTACCGTAAAGCTATCGATGACGCCGCTGCGGGCAAACCGTTCGATACCAGCCTGCTGGAAACTCTGGAAGGTCTGGCGCATCGTGGCTATACCGAAGGTTTCCTGCGTCGTCATACCCACGACGATTATCAGAACTACGAATACGGTTATTCGGTTTCTGACCGTCAGCAGTTTGTTGGTGAGTTTACCGGTGAGCGCAAGGGGGAGCTCGCGGCGGTAGCGGTGAAAAATAAATTCTCCGTTGGCGACAGCCTTGAGCTGATGACGCCGCAAGGCAACATTAACTTTACCCTTGAGCACATGGAAAACGCCAAAGGTGAAGCAATGCCGGTCGCACCAGGCGATGGTTATACTGTGTGGCTCCCGGTGCCGCAGGATCTTGAGCTAAATTACGCGCTGCTGATGCGTAATTTCTCCGGGGAAACCACGCGTAACCCCCACGGTAAGTGATTAATTTCGATTATTTTTCCCGGATGGAAAATTCTTAGAAACCGATCACATACAGCTGCATTTATTAAGGTTATCATCCGTTTCGCTGAAAAACATAACCCATAAAATGCTAGCTGTACCAGGAACCACCTCCTTAGCCTGTGTAATCTCCCTTACACGGGCTTATTTTTTACGCGTAATACAATGAAATAAAAGGATTTATTTCTGGTCACGTCCACACATTGACCACATCGACAAAAAAGCCCCTCGACTGAGGGGCTTCCTGTTTGTAATTACATCCACATAATTTGCTGCCCTGACGGCAACGGGTGCGGCCTTACGGCGTGGACTTCTCCCGGCTTCACGATGTATCGCTGTACCGACTCATAGGTGATGAACGTGGCGCTGCAATTCACGTTCTGGCACTGGTGATAACGCTCTTTTGTCGTGTCAGTGATATAGCGGCTTGTACGCGCATGTGCGGCATGCTGGCATAAAGGACAATGAAACATCGCGAGCACCTCTTCCGGTTTTGTTGATAGTGCCATTTTAGTTAATTTATCTTTATAAAACAAACAGATAAACAAAATACATCACTCATCATCTTCTGTTTCGTACTCCACATCAGAAAGCCTGACCTCAAGCTCCAAGGACGTCGTGAAGCCGCTATTATTCAGAAAATGTGTCACCTTAGTGATTGTCCAGTCCTGCTCGTCTATGACGCGCTTAAAGCCTGACACTTTGACCGGCGTTTCCGTGTAAATATCTGCCCGACCGGTAGCCAGGCTGATGGAGAACTCCGCAACGCCCCGTTGCAGTTTATCCCACTTCGCCTGAGCGGCGCGCATGGCCTGCGCTTTCGTGGCATATACCGTGGTCAGGGCAAAAACATTGTCATCCTCACCGGCCATGTATTCACCTTCGCGCGCTTCCGGTACTTTTGGCGCTTTCTTCTGCGTGACCGGTTTCGCTTTCGGGTGCTCCAGTGCGCGCAGGTGTTTCTCTTTCTTTTTGCGTTTCAGTTTTACCTTCTGCTTTTGTGGCTTCGGGTCTTTGGTGTGTAACCACTTTGCCGTTACGCCGGTGTAGGCTCCACGGTCAGCAATCGCAAAATGATGACGGTCGCCGTCGCTGCGGGCGATGGTAATCTGCGGGATTTTTTTACCGCTGGCCGTCACCCCCTGCCCCGCTTTGAGAAACAACAATTTTCCCATTTTTACCGACACCTCACCGCCGTTGCGTTCAGCAAGGCGGGTCAGGAATTTTGCATCAGACTCCTGCGACTGGTCGATGTGCGGGATTTTAATTCCGGCCAGTGACGGAGCGACACTGGCTTCCAGCCTGTTACGGGAGGCTATCGCCTCAACAATCGCACCGAGCGTGGTGTCATGCCAGGAGCCTTCACGGCGGGAATTGAGCGTCCCGCGAAAATCTGCACTCAGGGCGCGGATAGTGACCACATCCGGCGCGCCCCTGTGTTCAACCTCATCAACGGTGAATTTCCCTTTGCATACCAGGGCAAAACCTTTCCAGCCGATATACACCGTCAGGACAGCGCCACGAACCGGCAGCCCGACCTGCCCGTCGGCATCGTTCAGTTCAATATCAAGCTGGTCAGCCTCAAAGCCCCGGTTATCCGTCAGGGTCATGCTCATCAGACGGTCGCTGATATTGCCGGTAATATCCCTACTGTCGAGCATCAGCATGTAATCCGGCGTCAGCGTACTGCCTGCATCAAATGTCAGCGCATCCAGCATTATCCCGCCCCCGTCATACCCGTGAATTTAGTCGCCATACTGCCAGCCTTACCGATGAGCGATTCCGCCTGTTTACCGATATCGCCATAAAGCGCGGCCAGTGATTCATCAACGCGGGTGAGCGACAGCGTAAAATCAATTTTTCGGGGTGTGCCGTCTGCAAAGAAAATACTCCCTGTTTCACTCACCCTGCTGATGACATACATGCCGTAAATCATGCCGGTGCCATCCAGCAACGGCCACGCCCGGCCTTCCTCTGCCATCAGCCTGAGCGTGGTCATCGTCAGCTTCCCGCCGGTCAGTTCGGGATAAAGCACACCGGCAAGCGTGATGTTTTCCTCACCCACACCGAGAAACTGAAAGGCATCCCGTTTACCGATACGGGAATTTGACGGCCAGCGATAATCTGATTCACGCTGCATGGTCTGGTGTGGCAACGTCTGGCGCATAAAAACAAACATACCTAACGCGAGCATCATTTTTCCTCACCTCCTTAACCGTCATGCATCATGCTGGCACGGGCGCGCGCACGTTTATCCCGCTCGTATTTTTCGAGCGCATCCTGTAACTGGCGGTCAAGCTGTGTCCCCGGCGCAGTACCACCCGTAAGGCTGATGTGATATTCGTTTTTACTCTGGTCTACATAAGAGCGACCAGCCGGTGCCGTGACCGGCTGATAAGCCTGATAGCCTGCATAAGAGCTGGTCGCCGGAATATAACCACTGCTGCCATACGTGGCGGCTTGAGTTCTGGCGGCGGTCTGGTCAAGTGTGTCTGACTCTTTGTTGATGACACCGAGTTTTTCCAGTACCCAGTCAATACCACTGCGCAGTTTGTTGAACGCATTAAGCGGCAGCATCAGCGCGTCAGCCAGTGCCTGCCCGAACATGACGCCCGTGTCACGGCAACGGTTCAGTGTGTCCTGGGTGGCTTTGACCGGGGCAATCAGGTTTTTAAACCACTGCCACGCGGCCTGTAACTTTTCACCCAGCCAGTCAAACACCGGTTTAAGTGGCGTGAACAATTCCCCCACCGGCGCAAATGCCGCTTTCAGCCCTTCAACCACACCGCCAAAGAATGCGCTGACAGGCTCCCAGTATTTACGGATAAGCAACGCCCCGGCGACAATGGCGGCCACCACAGCCACAACCGGCCAGCTAATCGCCCCGATGGCCGTCATAACGGCACTGCCAACCGTCGTGAAGATTGCCCCCATTGCGCCTGCTGCCGCGATGATGGCATTGATGCCGGTGATAACCGGCCAGGCTACGAGGCCAATGGCACCAATGATGCCAGTCAGCGCCAGTGCACCACCGGCAATAATGCCGATGGTTGACGCCAGTGATTTATTTTTCTGGATCCAGCCGTCGAGTTTTAACACATACTTTGTGGCCGTCTGCGTGAGCTTACGCAGTGCGCCTTCCTGCTGGTCAAACAGGTCAGTCCCCACCGCCTCATAAGCGGACTGAAACTCCTTAAAGTCACCGCCGAGGTTGTCCTGCATGATATTTACCAGCTCTGCGGTCTTTCCGTCTGAGGCTTTAAACGCAGCGGTCAGTTTGTCCAGCTTTCCGGTTGAGGCGGCAGTCATCAGCACAGCGGCGGCTGAGCTGGCCTCCTCCCCGAAAATAGTTTTCATGTATTCAGCCTGCTGGGCAGTACCGAGCCGGTTTTTCTCAAAACTGGCCTGCATTTCTTTCAGAATGGTAAATACTGGCCGGGTATTCCCCTTGCTGTCTGAGGTTTTCACGCCAAGCTCTTTGAGTGCATCCCATGCTTTTCCCGTCGGTGCCTGCAGGCGACTTAACACGGCACGGCTTCCCGTCCCCGCCATTGAACCGGTAATTTTTGCATCATGCAGCGCCCCGACCATTGCGGCGGTTTCTTCAATGCTGACACCGGCATTTTTTGCCACAGGTGCGGCATAGGTCAGCGCATCGCTCATGCCGTCAAAATCGGCGGCAGTTTTGTTCATCGTCATGGAGAGAACATCCCCGATATGAGCGACCTTATCGTTTGAAAGCTGAAAGGCGGATTTCATCCCCATCAGCAGGGCGGCGTTTTCTTCCATCGTGCGGCGGTTCGCCAGTGCCATATTCAGCGTGACCGGCGTTGCCGCCTGAATAGCCGCAGCATCTCCACCCGCTTTCGCAATGATAATCTGCGCACCGGCCGCATCATCCGCCGAGGCGGCGGTATTATCGCCGAGCTGGCGCGCCTGCTTGCGGAGCGCGGCCATTTCGGCGGAGTCTTTTGCCACTCCGAGCACGGCCTGCAATTCTGAGTTTTTCTGCGCAAACTCATAACCGGGCATCAGCAACTTAACTCCGGCCATCGTTCCCGCCGCCGCAATCCCCACACCGGCAGCGCCCACCGAGGCCATATTTCCGGCCAGTTCCTTTCCGGCCTGATAACGCTGTTTTACTGCGTTAAGTTTTGCCTGTTGCGCACTGACACGCGCCAGCGCATCACGCTGACGGTTAAGCTGTGTAGTGGTTTCACTGATACGGTTTTTCAGTCCCTGCTCATCATGTGCAAGATTGCGGGTATTAATTCCCACAGCGGCCAGCTCCCGCTGCTGGCGTTTAACGGAATCCGTCAGGCGGTTATATTTCGCCTGTAAGTCCTCCGCCGCTCGCTTTACGGATTCCAGCACTTTCGCCTGAGCACGGGTCGGACGTTCGGTATTTTTAAACTGTGTGGCAAGGGCTTCGGCTTCCAGCCGTGCCTTCTCAAGTGCATGACCAGTCACGGCGAGCTGTGCGCTGGTCTTGCGAAATCCCTCAATACGGGATGCGTGACCGTTCAGCTCGCGCAGTGATTTTTGTGTGTCCCGGATATCCCCCGACAGCGACTTGCTCGCTGTACGGATGGATTTAAACGGGCGGGATGCCTGGTCAACAGCCCTGAGCAATACCTGTAATTTTACATTGTTACTCATTCGTGTTTCCGCTTCGCCGGAGCGCCTTTTCGCGCCATGTGATAAGTTCGGTCAGGCTCATGGGATACAGTTCTGATGGCGGCCAGTGAAATATCACTGCCACATCCGCCATCAGGTCATCGACCGACAGATTTTTCGGAAACGTCACTGCACCGAGTTCGGCGACAAAAAACCGACCACCTTACCGGCCAGTTCCACAAGGTCAGGCAGTTCCAGCGCGGCGACTTCCTGCTCGGTCAGCATCGGTGCCGTCATGCGCGGCAGCACCTTAATAAGTGCATCGACTTCGGAGTGTGCGACCGAAGCCAGACTGACACCGCGAAGCGTCCCGGCATTAGGTTTCATCAGCGTGACCTGTTTGATAACCTGCTCACCACGTTTGACCGGATTTTCCAGGGTAATCACATTTTCTTTGTTCATGGTTTTCTCACATCTGAATCGGGGTTAACCGGCCAGTCAGGCTGACCGGATGAAAATCACAGGCCAATATTGCGGCGGTGTTGCTCCAGCCGGTCGACGCCGTTCACCTTCTCAATCATGTTGATGGTGTCAATTTCGACCAGCTCCTTACCGTCCATCGTCAGCCGGAAATAGGTGCAGACCACGGAGATTTTCGACTCGGTGTCTTCTCCCTGTTTACCCTCGCCGGTGTCGATTTCTTTCTGACGTCCACGCATGACCACCTCGACGGCCACCGTTTCGCCGGTATCGTCGCGCTGGTAAGAGCCTGCAAAACGAATCGGCACGGCATCCACACCGGTTGCTGCGTAAAGCTCCCAGATAACCGAATCCGGGAAACCACCGAGCGACCACTCCATTGACAGCGCATCGTCATCAAGGCCGAGGTCTACCGGTGCGCTGCCGTTCATCCCCGCACCGCGATAGTTTTCGAGCTTACGGGTCAGTTTTGGCAGCGTGACGGACTTTGCAACGCCCTGATAGCTGTAGCCGTTCAGAAAGACGTTCATTAACTTGAGTTTGCGCGGCATTGCCATCGGTCAGGCTCCTTAATTGCTGTTAACCGAAGTGACCAGACTTGCCAGGTATCTGGAAGTAATACGCTGGCGCAGGGTCAGATTTTCAAGAGGAGGCACCGGTGTATAGTCGTAGTCGATATACAGTTTGCCGGCCTTGAGGGTTTCCGCATCGTTGGATTCTTCGCTGAACCAGCAGGTCGCATCCACGATATAGCCGTTTGTTTTCAGCTCACGGAATTTGGCATTGATGCCGTCAACGATGTCGCGAATCAGCGTTGCGGTGATGGGCTTGTCCACCGCCCACATGTGCGCCTCAGCCATCGTGTCGGCCAGCACCTGCGCGGTGCGGGTGTAGTTTTCAAAGAGGAACAGCGGGTCATCAGAGCAGGTACGGTTACCCCAGAAGCGGAAACCGTCGCGGCGAATCAGCGTAGTAACGCCTGACTCGTTAAGCAGGTCAGCATCGGTGCCGGACTCCTGCAAATCCCAGAATACAGATGCGCTGATGCCGGTAACACCGTTCACCCCGACATTGGACAGCGTTTTATGCCAGCCCTGCTCCTGGTCGATTCTGGCACGCAGCCCCAGCGCACGGGCGGTGGCATACGCGGTGGCGGTGGTACTGGTGACCGTATCCCATGCGAGGAAATCCGGCCAGATGACCATCAGCTCACGCTGGCTGAAATTCTGGCGGTAGGCTTTCACCTCGGAAATGGTCTTACAGCCCCATGCGCTGATATACCCGAAAGCGCGCAGCTTCTGACAGACTGATGCCAGTGCAACAGCCACCTCTTTGGTGTCCAGTCCCGGCACACCGAGAATGCGCGGTTTAACACCGGTTACCGACTCCGCCGCCAGCAGGGCTTTCAGTCCGGTGTACTGACCGTTTTCGTCGGTGGTGCCGATGATATTGGAAACGGTCTGCGCAAGTTTCGTTTCCTCGTCGTCGCCGGTGCCGTCTTCCACGCGCACAACAACGGTGACCGGTTTTGACTGGTCAGCGATGGCCTGTAACGACGCCGCCAGCGTGCCTTTTTTACCGGCCTTTGCAATTGCGCTCTGCACATTAGTAATCAGCACCGGTTTATTGAGGGGGAAGGTTTCCGCATCCGCATCGCTGGCCGTGCAGACCATGCCGACAATGGCCGTGGATACGGTGGAAATGACGCGGGTGCCGTCGTTAATCTCCAGCACCTGCACGCCGTGATGATAGTCACTCATCCGTTTAACTCCGTGGTTAATGGGTGCAACTATTTTCTGTTGTGCAGAGCATGAGACGCTATTTGACCTGGCTGGTCAGGGGATGAAACAACAGACAAAGAAAAGGCGGGTAATCCGCCAGCCTGCCATGATTTGCACTCACTCATTTTCCAACTGACAATTTACATAGCCCAAACGCTATCAAATCTGACAGTCTGCTTTGAGCGAAAAGCGGACATTTAGTTGGCCGGCTTAATTAGAATGTAGTGAGGAACTAGGAACTGGGGCATAACCTCGCAACTGCGCAGCCCACCCCTCTAAGAAAAGGCTCAGTGTTAATTGAACGGCGACGATATGCTTGACGTGCTGAAGACTTTTCAGTCACGCTCTGACAAAATTTTCGATAAAATTAAATAGTTTCAATGGTATGATAAATAAATACTCTGGAATCGGGGTAAGGCTAGGGTGTCACCACCCCGACTTCCCCGCGGTTAAAACACGCTACCCTGTATGGTTAAATATTGAGGATATATGGCAGCAGAAACAGTAGTCACAGATGCAGCAGGCACATTAGATACAGCAATAACAATAATAGGTTTTATTGCCACAATAGCCTCATTAGTACTCGCCATTGGGGCTATTTGGCTTTCTTTTGTTTTTTATAAAATGTCGAATGAGGCTTCTAAAGAGACAACTAAAGCAGCAAAAGACATCCAGGCAAGTGTCGAACGACTGGAAAAAATATTTGACAAGTTATATTCAGATACATTCTCTATGATGAGAGATACGGTAACGGATATGCGTCAGCACATATGGAAAAAACCCCATGCAGGAAGCTCTGATGAGATTCTCAACAATGAAGAAAAAATAAACAACCTCAAGAACAGCATTAGTCAGGAAATTATTTGCATCGTTGATGAAAAGCTTAAGTCCAATGGAGATAATGAAACTAAAATCAAAGAGTTAGAGAGCAAGATCAAGAAAGTTCTTGATAGTGGAATACAAAAAACCATTCGTTCACAAGCAGTACCTACAATCTTAATGCGTCGTAAAGCACTAAGTCTGATAAGGCGATATGAAAAGATTAAAGTGGAAGAACTATTGAGAAAAATGAACATTCTGTTCTCAGAGGATCATTCTTTTAACGATAATGAGTTCATGGAAGCATTATTTAATCTTCGTGAGAACGGATTGATAACATGGACCGGCCCCTCCGGAAGGATATCCTTAAACGATTATCTTCTTTACATTGGCGATGGCGAGAAAAATAAAGAGGCCAAGGAATAGCTCGCAAAATTTCGTTATTGTAAAGAGGCCGCAGTGAGATAGATCCTTGCTGCAGCCATTTTCATGAAGCGAACATTTCTAATGAGCTAGACTTAGCCATTCACTCTGCGCTTTGACATGTCCGTTTTTGGCACAGAGCGGACTGTCAGATTAGGCTTTACTCTGTGCCATAGATATGTAAGCTCCCACCAGAGCTCATACAACTTATTGCGGCATTTCCGGCCATTCAGGATTTGCAGGATCCACACGACTGACCAGAACGCTATAGCGTTCCCAAGCCTCCAGTCGGCTGTGTTCCTCATCTGTTGCCATATTCAGCCTGACAGCACGCTCCAGCGGCAAAATCACGGATTCAGCATCTGCAAGAAGTCTGGCTTTCCGATTTTCTGCCTGCTGCTGCAATTCCTCCGCCGTATAAATTCGTTTAATCACTGTGCCGTCTTTAAACATCCAGTTCCCTGAAATGTCCGCCCGTCGGTTAGCGGTAATATCCGGCACTTCAACAACACTTAATCCATCTGGTCTGATAGCTGTCACATCCTTTTCCACATAGCGGATAATATTATCTTTGTCGTACGCTATTTTTATCGTGTCATCAGCAAAATACTTTTGTTCTTCGTACCAGTTCTTACCATCTTCTGAAAAAAACCAGACAACATCAAAGTCCTTTGTCAATTGATATTGTTCAACCGTTTTTGGATTACCCACCGTTATATTTATCAAATGCTGCATAAATTATACCTGCGCCACGTTATACCATGTCCCGTTAATGTATTTCTGAACCGGTCTGTAATATACGCCACCAATGTTATCGGCAGAGTTTGAGCCGGTATCCTGAACAATAATGCCGGAATATACACACCCGGACGGTGCCTGATGTGTCCATGTCATGCCATTGTTCGCAGGTTTGTATGTGGCAGCACCACCAAGCCGGACATCCCGGACATAGCGGGAATCAAAGTTACCGTAATCTGTGGGATTAACACGCCCCGTAATATTTATGGTTTTATTACTTTGAATGCTACCGGAGACAAAGCGCATAACATGAACGTTATTAGCATAAACATCCAGATTACCGTCGCCATTTTGTTTAAAGCCCGTGTCATTATCACCCAAAACAATCGAGTTACCGCCAAGAGCACTGGATGTTCCGATGCCCAGTGCACCATTCAATTGACCTCCAGATAATGACAACGCCCCAACATCAGCAGCAGTCGGTTTAATGTGCGAACTGTAAATTACATATACAGTTCCATCTGTCAGGCCTGTTGGTTTATTCGCTGTATAAATTGGTGATGTATGAATTTGTACAGTTGCATCCTTTGTATAATCCCACTGGATATTAACACCTGTGGCGTAATTACCTATTTCTACATAAATGTCATAGGTATCACCGGATGTATTCACCCATGCAAAATTAGTAAATCCAACCGAGGTCCGTCGCCATAACGCACCAGTAAGACCTTTTGGATTTCCATTTCCCGCACGAAGAACAAGTTCAGATATACCAGCCTGCATAGGGGAGTTAACATTATATCCAGCACCACCAATCAGGCTTATGTAAACCACGGAACTGGCCTGTGGCATGGTTACAGTTGCCAGCCTGAACCATCCTGTACCACCACTAAAAGACATGGTTGTTGAATTTGTTGCTCCAATATTGCGCAGGAATAATCTTTTATCAGGAATATCCGCACCGTTCTGATCTTTCTGAAGACGTTTTTCAGCATTGTCATAGGCAGACTTCACCGCTTTTGGTGTTGCGGCCAGCGTTTCCGAATCACTGTTGGTGGCGCTACTGAGCTGAACAAGCCCTTTTCGCGCTGTGGTGGCATCCTGTGCAGTGTATTTCCCGTTAGCAAGGTCATACGCGACCTTTACCGCCTTTGGCGTTGCCGCAAGCGTTTCAGAATCGCTGTTGGTGACGCTACTGAGCTGGACAAGACCTTTTCGCGCTGTGGTGGCGTCCTGTGCAGTGTATTTCCCGTTGGCAAGGTCATACGCGGCCTTTACCGCTTTTGGTGTTGCGGCGAGCGTTTCAGACGTACTGTTGGTGGCACTACTGAGCTGGACAAGACCTTTTCGCGCTGTGGTGGCGTCCTGTGCAGTGTATTTCCCGTTAGCAAGGTCATACGCGGCCTTTACCGCTTTTGGTGTTGCGGCGAGCGTTTCAGACGTACTGTTGGTGGCACTACTGAGCTGGACAAGACCTTTTCGCGCGGTGGTGGCATCCTGCGCAGTATATTTCCCGTTAGCCAGGTCATAGGCGGCCTTTACCGCTTTCGGCGTTGCGGCCAGTGTTTCAGACGTGCTGTTGGTCGCATTGCTTAACTGAGTAAAACCTTTTGCGGTCAGCGAGGCGTCCGGGTGACGTCGTGACTGTTCATGCTCTGCAATTTTGTCATCAACGTAATCCTGCGTCGCCATCACCGTTGTGGTGTCAATGGTCAGCTCCACTGAGGCCACACTGCTGACGATGATGACCATGCGGCAGGTCTGCGAACGCCCTGAGCCTTCGGCAAGAGCTGGCTTATAACTTTCGGCCATGTTCGCCACGGCAATTAACGTTCCCGCATCATCGTACAGGCCAAGCTCTCGCATCCAGAAACCGCCCACCTCCGGCGGAATAACCAGCTCTGCGATAATATAATTACTGTTTCGTTTGTCCTGGCTGATTTTGTTCAGCGTATGTCGCCAGACTTCGTGGATAAGCCCGGTCTGTCCGGCATCCGGGACAGGCAATTTACCACCGCCATCCCCGACGGCCATCGTGGTAATGTTGACCTTCCGCCCTCCCGGCGCGGTTGCCGCTGCCAGCTTTGCTGCACCGGCAGTGGTGATAACGGTTCTGAATTTTGTGCTCATTATTCCTCACTTATCCGGGGTAAACCGTAATTACATCGCCGTCGTAAGCCACACCACCGGCGAACAGGTAGCCGGGAATGTCCCGGGTAATGTTCAGACCAATAAGGTGACGGCTTGCAGGTTTGGCATCGGCAATCAGCCGTTCCATTTCCTGATACATTGCCTCTGTGATGCCACTTTCCAGTACACCAATATCAAGCCGGAAGGTGCCCGGCGGGTCACTGGTTTCCCACCACTCCGTCACGTTGATGAGATAGCCCAGCGGCTCCACCACACGCCGGATTGCACCTATAGTGCCTTTATGACAGTGGATGAAATAGGCATCGCGAATAACGGCGCGTTTGTTCGCTTCCGGCCACTTTTCATCCCATCTGTCGACCGAAAACGCCCACGCCAGCCACGGCAGCAGATTTGCCGGGCAGGTGTCCGGGTTCCACAGCTCACGAATCCTGACCGGCGTTTTTTCAATTTCCGCACAGGCTTTTGCAGCGGCGACTTCAAGCGGTGATGAGCCGGTCGGCAGCAGGCGCGAATCACTCATCCGAGCCTCCGGTCACGACGCGGTATTCGGTACAGAAAGACGCCTGCGTACTGTTGAGCACGATGTCGGCCAGCGGTGCAGCCAGTTCGACACGCTGCACGCCTTCCACATGCAAAGCGGCATAAATGGCAGACAGACGGATGTCGCGCCCCAGCCGGTGCTGTGCCGTGATATACGCTTCCAGTTTTTTCACGGCGGCGGCGCGGATGGGTTCGCTTTCGGGACCAGGGTAAAGGTAAAGCGTGGCGTTTATCTGGTATTCAACGATGGCGGCAGACTGCACGGTCACGCGGTCGGCCACCGGCCTGACGTCCTCGCCATTCAGGGCGTTACGCACCACCGCCAGCAGGTCTTCGGATGCGACACCGTTATTTTCACGTGACAGCACAGAGATGGTGACACAGGCCGGAGACGGACTGGTGACAGAGATATCCGCGACACGCCCGTCGGCACTGCGACCATGATACTGATAGGCTCCCACCGACCCGGCGACGCTTAAACCTTCAAACGCCTGCTGAATACGCAGACGATAATCGGTGTCAGACTCCATCACTGCCGGTGTCGGCGGGATGGTCGAATCATCTGCCGGGGTGATAATCAGGCGTGTGGTGTTGTAATTGGCACCAATCACATCAAGGTCATTACCGGCTGCACAGGCCAGCATCACCGCCCGTGCGGCCTCATTCACACGCTGACGCCAGATAAGCTCACGATAAGCGTTTTCTTCCAGCAGTTTGACGAGAGGCTCGGATTCCAGTGTCAGGGTACGGGCGACCGCCTCCTGCTGGTCTTCCGGGTAAAGGGAAATCAGTGTCGCCTTGCGTTCGGCGAGAATGGTTTCAAAGTCCAGCTCCTCGACCACATCCGGTGCGGGTAGCTGGTTCAGGTCGATAATCGGCATGGTTTCAACTCACAGGGATGGTTAACGAAAGTGGCTGGCCGGTGTCGTTGTGCTGGCCGGTTAACGTAACTGTCATTCGCCCGTCAAAACTGCGCGCCGTGGTGACGGATGACAGGGTGACGCGGGGTTCCCATTTCAGCACGGCCATGTAACAGGCGACCTTAATCTGCAACTCAAGCGCCGGGGTCTGCGGCTGGTCAATCATTGACGCCAGCAACGAGCCGTAATCACGACGCATCACCCGTGAGCCGACCGGCGTGCGCAGGATATCGCCGATACTCTGGCTGATATGCTCAAGGTCAGAGACAGTCAGGCCATCACTGCGATTCATTCCGAGATAACGCGCTGTCATAGAGGACTCCCGGTTGTGCCGCCGCTGTCGCCGGGGTGTTTATGGGTATGCAGTACCTTCCCGTTTGATGAGAGTTCACCGCCGGTGTGTTCAATGTTGCCGCGCATCGTCCCGCCCTTCTGCACTTCCAGCGTGCCGGTGATCAGCTTGTTTGTGCAGACCACCTCCGGCGTGTCCAGAGTGACGCGGGTTGATGCTTTCACCATGACCACCGGCACCGTGGCAGTAACAGAATCAGAAGCCGTCACGCTGGCCGTTTTAATTCCGCTTACCGTGAGTGCACTGGTTTCGGGTTCATACTCAATCACCGCCCCGTCAGGGAAACGGATATGCAGGGCATCAGCCGACGCAGACGGCGCAGGGTTATCGCCGGAATAAATCCCCGGCAGAACAAAAGCCGTGTCGAGTTCGCCGCCCACGGACAGAATCAGCACCTGTTCCCCCACGGAAGGTGCCCACCATGTGCGCGAACGCCCAGCACGATGAGTCAGCCACTGCAACCAGTCGGTGCACATGCCGCCGGTCTGCACACGGCAGCGACCGGCGTTAATGTCGGTTTCGACGATAATGCCGGTGCGAATCATATTGCGCAGTGCGCGCGCGAGTTCCTGAATATTTGCGAGAGTGTTCATAACGGGAAGGATGCCGCTGGACGATACCAGCAGCAATCATGGAGGATTCTGTCAGCTGTGATACAACATAATAAATATTAGTTGTAGCACTTCTCTATAATCTTCATACACTCCTCATGAGCTAAATCATGGCTGTCAAATTCTTTATTAAAAAAGAAGAAAAACGCCTTCTTAACCTGAGGCATTTCAATAAAAATAAATTCATCAACCTTATGAAAGAAATGAAAACTCTTGTTTGATGTTTCAAAAACCATCAAGGAATTATGTTTTTTATCCTTCCATTTCGACATCAGATTGTGTCGCGATTTTCGTATAATCCTGAAGACATCCCCCGGCGTCGTATCGACATTCCCCCAAAACATTGCAACCGGGAAGTTTGCAAGGAACGAGATATAATCACCACCTTTATACCTGAGAAAGCGGTTCCGCAAATCCATTAATTGCAACTTAAAACCCATGTATTGCAACCACCATATGATGCAATCATACTCATAATCTGTTAACTCCTCCCCCCTCTTTTCCGTAAGAAATTTCTTCAGGTTATACTCAAACACTCCCAGCAAATCAGAATTGCACACTCTGCATGCTGGTACAGTGGCTTTAATGTAATGAGTTGACTGATTATTCTTTTTATTAATTAAAGATTTTTCAGCATTTGACTCAAAGGCCCACTGAGGAATAATGTGCTCACGAGTAATATCGTCAGAACTCCCGCATAACACACATATATCAGCATTATGGTCAGCAATAATACAATCCATAACTTTCTTTTGAGAATGCTTTACTCTTTTTCTCAAAATGGAAAACTTTTTATCCACAAACACCCGTCTCATATAACATCTTTCGATAGAATCACTAATAACTCCCTTTCTATCAATTGTATAGATTCCTTGTCAAAACCAAATAACTCACGAACAGGATATTCCACCACAGCACTATTACGCCCCGGCTTATCCCTAAGCCCTAATTGATGTACTCGCGCAATTCGTTGTACTCCGCTGGCAAACGCCACCACCGCCGCACTCTCGCTACCTGTTGCTTTCATAAACCGGTTAGTGCGTAATTTCACAAACATTTCCCGCTTTATCCGGCCTTTCTTATTTCGTACTGGTTGGTTTTTTCTCGGTACATACGGCGTACCATCCGGGGCTTTTTGTAATTTAATTCGCTGCTGCTGGCGCTGGCGCAGCTTCTTCGCAATATCTACCGCCAGTCGCCGACGCCCTGACGGTGACAGCGACTCAATCAGTCCGGTCAGCCGGTCTTCAAAACGCTTAAACTCATTCATCCCACTTACTCACCAGTTCACCATTGATATAAAGCTCCATCGGGCGGGTGACCGGCTCCGGCGGCGTGGGTTCCGGGATATTCTTCACATGCAGCGCACCGTCAACCTCACTGACCAGCGTGCGCTCGGTCAGCATCAGGCTGATACTGATATCAAAGCTGCTGTCATTGTTGATGTCTGCATAAAACGTGAAGCCCTTTTTCTGGCCTGCGTCGGTGGTCATGATGTCGGGCTGATTTTCCCGCAGCCATGCCAGCACCGGCACGATGAGCAGGTCAAAATCACCGGTAAAGTCGGTCACAATGACATTGAGCGTGTAACGCTTTTCGAATGACAACGACGTCGCCAGTGTGGAGGCAATACTCCCGTTATCCACGAATATCCGCAGCATCTCGGGGCTGGTTTTCAGCACCGTGACGGCATCAGTCAGCGCCCTGCGCAGGCTGTCGGGTTTGAGCATCGTTTTCGTCCTGACAGTGTTTAATCATTTTTACCTGGCTGGCACAGCGTGCCAGCGCGTTCTCAAGCTGCCGGATATCGGCACTTAAATCGCCGTTCGTCTCCGGGTCACTGTCCGGCATCGGGCAAAGGCTCACTTTCGGGCAGGCGTTGTGGACAATCACTGGCGTCGGTGCAGGCGGGGCGCTGGTGCAACCGGCGCACAGCATCAGGCAGATCAGCGCCGTACCAGCGGCGAAAATCCTCGTTTTCATTAAGTAACCTCGTGATGGTTTTCTCGCGCAGTGCTTCACGCTTCGCAGCGTTCTCCAGCTCCTGACGCAGTGCTACCTGCGCCAGCTCGTTTTTGTCTGCCCTGGTGAGCGCAACATGAAGCTGATTTTTCAGCATGGAGATGGTCGCCTGCTGCTCGCTGGCGACGTTGTTTGCCCTGTCCAGTGAGGTGCGCAGGCTGGCGTTTTTATGCTTCGCCAGAAACAGACCCGCCACCGCCAGCGATAACAACACAACCAGCACAATCATCAGCTTTGACATATTTCCCACCCCTCAAGACGCTGACGGCAGGCAGTCTGCATCAGCCGGAAAAACAGCGATGCCACGAGATAAATCAGCGCGGTAAAAATCCACCCGGCAGCGACCAGCGAGATAAACGTCGCCACCATCACCACCAGACCCGCCGCCCGTCTGCACCACGTCACCGGCTGCAAAAACAGCGACGTGACAATCTGCACATCCAGAGATTCTGGCGGCAGCTCGCGCCCGTAACGTTCCAGCACATACTCAGTGGCATACACGCCGACACCACCGGCAACCACACAGATAACCGTCGCCAGAATCGCCCAGGCGGCGACAAAATTGACGGCCACGCTCTGCGGGTAAATCAGGGACAGTGCCAGCATCAGCGCCAGCGACACGTTCAGCATCAGTGAAAGGGATAATTTCTTCATGGTGTTTACTCCGTTTAAGCCGGTACGCCGCCAGCGGTACGCCAGACGGTGACCAGTTTTTCCAGTGAATGCTCGCGCTGACCGTAACCGGCCCCCGGCAGGGACGCCCAGATATTGCGACAGCGTGAAATGGCGCGCTCAATGCGCCCCGCCCGGATGTCATCCAGCGCACCGCGTTCGCGGATCAACTGAATGGCGAGTCTGTCCTGCGACAACGGACTGAAATCCGGCAGGGCAAGCTGTTTGCGGTAGTGCGGCCAGAACAGGTAAAGCTGCTGATAGCGACCGGAGGCCGTGGATTTTTCACCGCGACGGTTAAACACCTTCGCCGGTCGGCCATGCGCGAACGGGTGGTCACTGTAGTCGGTGAAAATTTCCGGCTTCCCGTCCAGTCCGGTGACTATCACGTCATAGCCCCGGTTTTTCGTCAGCGGATGATTCGCCGTCCCTTCGGACACCGCCAGCATGTCGAGAAAGGCGGCGATATTCTGATGCGTGTTAATTACCGGCATTACGGTTTCCCCCTGCCCTTAAAGCGGCGCTGAATGGCAATCTCAATCACCTGATAACCGGCGATACCCAGCATGGAGCCGATGCCGCACACCGCAGGCAGTGACAGGTCAGGAAACTGCACCAGAACAACACCGGCAACCATCGAGACAAAACCACCGAGCAACATGCGCCCGATAAACAGACGCGGGGTGATGGGCTCACCACCGGCAAGCACCTTGCCGACAACAATCAGCACCCCAATCATGAAAAGCGACAGGACGCTTTTTTCTTCTGCTGTCATGCGTTACTCCCACAGATTGACAGTTTCAGCCACGGGCGCGGTCTGAACGTCGGGCAGTTCGACGGCGGTGCCGTGCGGCAGCACCGCGCCCAGTTCAGCCAGTCCCGGATTTGCGGCGAGCACGGCCTCGACCACGCCCTCAGTGCGCCCGTAATACCGGACACAGATGGCGTCGAGCGTGTCGCCCTGTAGCGCAAAGGTCTTCATCAGATTTGACTCACGATGCAGCGCGGCTTGTCCTGGATTCGCGCCACCGCCCAGCGCATATCCCGCCACAGTTCATCAATGGTGCTGTCTATGCTGTCGGCCTTTTTGTCGCCTTTCGCACTGGCATCCACGCCGCGATAACGCTCATAAAGCGACGCGGTCGCCATCGCACACACGGCGCGCTCGTAGTAAAAAACTTTGATGCTTTCACCGTCGATGTCGTCCGCAGGGACGTCCGCCAGACGCGTAAAACCGGCGGCAATTTTCTGTTCGCGGTACTCGTACAGCTCTGCATTCGTCTCCGCCATGCCTGACTTGATGGCCTCACGCAGACGGGCGGGGGCGACGGTCTGCTCAAGGCGCATACGTTCCCGGACGCGCTTCGGGGCGATATCGGGAAAAAAGAACGTGTTTTTAATCACCGGCTCGTCGCCTGCCGGTTGCGGGATGACCACCGTACCCTCACCGGATACAGGAGCCTCCTTTCGCGGAATAATCAGCGTCATCATGACTACCTCTGAAAAGTCGGGCGGTGGACGCCGGTGCAGTGTCAGGTGATTCACCGTCACTGACCGGCGTGCCGCCCTGGCGCGGGGCGCATTCGGTTGTTAACTGGCTTTCTTTTTCGGGCGTCCACGTTTTGCCGGTGTCACGCTCCGGGTCTTACGCGGGGTACGGGTGGCCGCTTTTGGCTGCGGCTCCGGCTTCGGTTTCAGCTCCCGCTCCAGTCGTTCAATCTCTTTTTTGACGCCTGCCTGACAGTCGAGCTGTGTCGCACGTTGCAGGTGCGCCAGCGCACCTGCGGCATCACCAGCGTCACGCAGAAACAGACCGGTAATTTTGTGCACCTTTGCGCGCACTTCATCAGGCATGTCTGCCGTGGCGGTCAGTTCAAGGGTTTCCGTCAGCAGGCGGGGATCCACAGACTCACCGGCAGCGTGAGCGCGCATGGCCGCGAGCGCCACCTCCTCGGTGAACATGTACGGCGGGGTGCGACGGTGTTTACCCGGCATGGTCAGACCGTACTTCAGGGCATAGCGGGCAATCTCCAGCGCACCAGCGATATCGCCGGTATCCAGACGCCACAGCATGACCGTCATCAGAATGTCATCCTGTGCGCCTTTGCCCTGCTCCAGCACGCCGTTCACCCACGGCAACCAGAACGGCAGCAGTTCGCGTTTTTTCGCGGCCTTCAGCTCTTTTGAATAAATCGCTTTCAGTGTGCGCTGGTCTGCGGCCAGCTTAACCAGCATCTGCTCATAGACAGTTGCATGTCGCAGCGGGGCGGCTTCCCGCTGCGCGGTCATCGCTGCCGAGACCCGCATCATGTGGCGCTGTGCGGGACTCGTCATCAGTTACGCTCCCGGCTCTGCGGTCGCCTTAGCCGGTGTGGAGAAGTCACCGACCTTGATTTTTTCCACCAGACAACCGGCGGCGTAGTCTTCCACCACGTAATCAATGTTCATTGACTCGTAGTTCTCCACGCGGTCGAGTTTCGGGTTTTCCTCAATCACGCGGCGATGGCTGTCATCCATGTAGTAGATGGACAGGTTTTCCAGCTTCGTGATGAGCATCGCATCCGCCGGGAAGTACGGGACGCGTACCGCCGGCAGGTTACCGATGCGTTTCTGGCTGATGATGACGTCAGCGGCCAGCATTTCGCTGTTGTCCTGCTCCTTGTTGACGATGGGGAAATACTTGTCCGCCAGTAACTGACGACCCACAATCACCACAAGGTCAGGGTCTTCCTGATACCACGGTTCAATCAGGTTGTTGGTCGCATCCATCACCAGTGCATCAAGGCTGGCATAATCACCACCCTTACCCACGCGGATGACCTCAGAGGTGGTGTGACCTTCCTCGTCAGTGACCTTGCTCATCACGCGCGCCGGGGCTTCATTGCGGTATTTCTGCAGCCAGCCGACCGCCACATCCTGCAGCATCGGATTACTGTTGCGGTCAGAGGTTTCGGCACGCTTCACGCCGTTAAAACCGGCCATGATGAAATCAAGGGACTGGCGTTTGATAATGGCGTTACGGATACGGAGCTGGAAATCCTGATAACGCGCCCACAGGTCAAGCGTTTTATAGCGGATATAAAAATCGAAGTTGATCTGGTCGCATTCGTACTTGTTGGACTCCAGCTTCGAGAAGTCCTTCGGCTGACGCTCGGTGCCACCGGCGGTGTCGGTGGTGCTGGCAATGGAGCCGGTGACACCGACGCCAATTTTTTCCCCTTTCATTTCGCTGACCGGCACAATGTTGATGCGGGTCAGAAAATCAGAGGACTCCTGCATGGTGTTCATCAGGGTCTGGGTGACCGACGGTTCAACGGTGAATTTTTTCGACACATCACCGGCGTCGATGCCGTTCAGTTCGGCAACACGGGACAGGTAGGCATTAAATTTAAAGCGGGTTTCCTGGCGCATAGTTTTTCCTGAAATTAAGGGTTAATCGTGAAGGTTTTCCCGGACTGACTGACGCCGGTCAGCAGTTCGTCATCAGGGCGTCACCGCCACCACCGGTGGCCTTGCTGCGGCGCTGCTGGGTCAGACTTTCGGTGTGGTCGAGACTGTTTTTCAGGCGGGTGAATGCCTGGCTGGTTTCATCCGCCCTGTCAGTCACCTCCTGCTTAAGAGCGGAAAAGGCAGTTTCCATCTCAGCGAGGCGCTGCTCAGTGGCGCTCAGTTTTTCCTGCACATGTTCAGCAACAGCGGTCACCGCTTCATGCACGTCATTCAGACGGGCGTCATCGCTGGCCTGTTTGCGGCCAAAAATGGATTTCACCTTTTCGGTCAGGGCGGTGAACACGGTTTCTGGCAGGTCTTCAAATTCCAGCTCAACGGGCGTTGCTACTGAAATCAGGTTTTCAGGGCTTAATTTGAAGCGGTTCAGGGGGTTGTGTTTTGCCGTGCGGCAGAATTCCAGGTATTCCGTGCCGAGGCTTGCCGGGTCATCGGTGACGGCCAGCCCCACCAGATAACATTTGCCGGTGTTGGCAAAGTTCGGCTGAATTTCCATTGAGGTGTAGACCTTCTGCGCGGCCTTGTTCATCGCGATAAGGTCATCGGTCGGGGTGATTTTCGCAAACAGCGCCCATTTGCCTTTCAGCGCCGAATCATCGTCAATCTTTTCGGCCTTCAGTTCGACCACATCGCCATAACGCTTAAAAATACCGTCAGGCAGGATGCCGCGCAGATGTTCCAGGTTAATGCGGCAACCATAGACTCGCGGGTCAAAGGTTTCGGCCATTTCCTGAATATCCTGCGCACTGATGACACGCCCGTCACAGGTGTCACCCTCAACGCCGATACGAAAGAATTTTGAGACTTTTTTTGCCATTGTCAGGAGTCCTGAATAGTGATTAGAGGAGTCACATGTCGGCATCAGTTTCCCGACGATGCGCATCCTCCGCCATCAGTCCCGGATGGCTTATCACTGGCACAACAGCACCTTAGCGAATCGCGGGGCGCGACTCAGTAGCCTTGCCGTGTATTCATCACGGCGAGGTATTCATGACCATCACCACAGACACCACTCTTTTACACGACCCGCGTCGTCAGGCGGCGCTGCTGTACTGGCAGGGGTTTTCCGTGCCGCAGATTGCCGCCATGTTGCAGATGAAACGCCCGACGGTGCAGAGCTGGAAACAGCGCGACGGCTGGGACAGCGTTGCCCCCATCAGCCGTGTCGAAATGAGTCTGGAAGCGCGGCTGACCCAGCTCATCATCAAACCGCAGAAAACCGGCGGTGACTTCAAGGAAATTGACCTGCTCGGACGCCAGATTGAACGACTGGCACGGGTAAACCGTTACAGTCAGACCGGCAACGAGGCAGACCTTAATCCGAACGTCGCTAACCGCAACAAAGGCGGGCGGCGCATACCGAAAAAGAATTTTTTCAGCGACGAAGCCATCGAAAAGCTGGAGCAGATTTTCTTTGAGCAGTCTTTCGACTATCAGTTGCACTGGTATCGCGCCGGGCTTGAGCACCGCATCCGCGATATCCTGAAATCCCGTCAGATTGGCGCGACGTTTTATTTTTCCCGCGAGGCGCTGCTGCGCGCCCTGAAAACCGGTCATAACCAGATTTTTCTGTCGGCCAGTAAAACGCAGGCGTATGTGTTCCGCGAATACATCATCGCCTTTGCCCGTCTGGTTGACGTTGACCTGACCGGTGACCCGATTGTCCTGGGCAATAACGGCGCAAAACTGATTTTTCTCGGCACCAACTCCAACACCGCGCAGAGCCATAACGGCGACCTGTACGTCGACGAGATTTTCTGGATCCCGAATTTTCAGGTACTGCGTAAGGTGGCATCAGGTATGGCCTCACAGAGTCACCTGCGCTCGACCTATTTCTCCACCCCGTCCACGCTGGCGCACGACGCCTACCCGTTCTGGTCGGGTGAACTGTTCAACCGGGGACGCGCCAGCGCCGCCGAACGCGTGGAAATCGACGTCAGTCATAACGCCCTTGCCGGTGGGCTTCTCTGTGCGGACGGCCAGTGGCGGCAGATTGTCACCATTGAGGACGCCCTGAAAGGCGGCTGCACGCTGTTCGACATTGAGCAGCTCAAACGCGAAAACAGCGCCGACGATTTTAAAAACCTGTTCATGTGTGAATTTGTTGACGACAAGGCATCGGTGTTCCCGTTCGAGGAGCTGCAACGCTGCATGGTCGACACGCTGGAAGAATGGGAAGACTATGCACCCTTTGCCGCCAATCCGTTCGGCTCCCGCCCGGTCTGGATTGGTTACGACCCGTCACACCGTGGCGACAGCGCCGGATGCGTGGTGCTGGCACCGCCGGTGGTGGCCGGTGGCAAATTCAGAATACTTGAGCGTCACCAGTGGAAAGGCATGGACTTTGCCACCCAGGCGGAATCCATCCGCAAACTCACCGAAAAATATAACGTTGAATACATCGGGATTGATGCCACCGGCCTCGGTGTCGGCGTGTTCCAGCTCGTGCGCTCGTTCTATCCCGCCGCGCGCGATATCCGCTACACGCCGGAAATGAAAACCTCAATGGTGCTCAAGGCAAAAGACGTTATCCGCCGAGGCTGTCTGGAATATGACGTCAGCGCCACCGACATCACCAGCTCGTTTATGGCTATCCGCAAGACCATGACCAGCAGCGGACGCAGCGCCACCTATGAGGCCAGCCGCAGCGAGGAAGCCAGCCACGCCGACCTCGCCTGGGCGACCATGCACGCTCTGTTAAATGAGCCACTCACCGCCGGTATCAGCACCCCGCTGACATCCACCATTCTGGAGTTTTACTGATGAGCAAGAAAAAAGGGAAAACACCGCAACCTGCGGCAAAAACCATGACCGCCATCGCCCCGAAAATGGAGGCATTCACCTTTGGCGAGCCGGTGCCGGTACTCGACCGCCGTGACATTCTGGATTACGTCGAATGCATCAGTAACGGCAGATGGTATGAGCCGCCGGTCAGCTTTACCGGTCTGGCAAAAAGTCTGCGTGCTGCCGTGCATCACAGCTCACCGATTTACGTCAAACGTAATATTCTGGCTTCAACGTTTATCCCGCACCCGTGGCTTTCCCAGCAGGATTTCAGCCGCTTTGTGCTGGATTTTCTGGTGTTCGGTAATGCGTTTCTGGAAAAGCGCTACAGCACCACCGGTAAGGTCATCAGACTGGAAACCTCACCGGCAAAATATACCCGTCGTGGCGTGGAAGAGGATGTTTACTGGTGGGTGCCGTCCTTCAACGAGCCGACAGCCTTCGCGCCCGGCTCCGTGTTTCACCTGCTGGAGCCCGATATTAATCAGGAGCTGTACGGCCTGCCGGAATATCTCAGCGCCCTTAACTCTGCCTGGCTGAATGAGTCGGCCACGCTGTTCCGCCGCAAGTATTACGAAAACGGCGCACATGCCGGATACATCATGTACGTCACCGATGCCGTGCAGGATCGCAACGATATCGAAATGCTTCGCGAAAACATGGTTAAGTCGAAAGGCCGCAATAACTTTAAAAATCTGTTTCTCTATGCCCCGCAGGGGAAAGCCGACGGCATTAAAATTATCCCCCTCAGTGAAGTGGCGACGAAGGACGATTTTTTTAATATCAAAAAAGCCAGCGCCGCTGACCTGCTGGACGCGCACCGCATCCCCTTTCAGTTGATGGGCGGCAAGCCGGAGAACGTCGGGTCGCTGGGTGATATTGAGAAAGTGGCAAAGGTCTTTGTCCGCAATGAGCTTATCCCGTTACAGGACAGGATCCGCGAGATAAACGGCTGGCTCGGTCAGGAGGTCATCCGCTTTAAAAACTACTCACTGGACACTGACAACGGCTGAACATCGCCGCCTGCGGGCGGCTTTTTTACACCCTGTCATCACGCCCTCACACGCTCACCACCGTACAAAACATCCCGCAGACACACCAACGCCCCGGCGAACAATCTAAACGCCATCACGACGCGCTCAGACGCTGAAAAAATAAAATCAGCACCACCGCCAGCGCGCAGTGCTTTCCCCGCCTCGCCCGCCCGCTTCATGGAGCGGTTTTAATGCAGTTGCATGCCCTCCCCGGAACCACGCTAGATCTGAAGCGATATACACAAAACCAGTGAACTTAGCACATGCAAAAACATGCACCTTTTGCATGCAGCTCATTATTTTTTTGTCTGATACTCCGAATAAGCTTTCTCAAAAGCTCTTAAATATTCTTTTGGCAAATCAAATTTATATGTATTGAGGTTGGTTGTTATCAAGATCTTACCCTTTTCAAAACCTATGTTCTTATCCATATCGAATAATTTATACATTGACCACCAAATATACCCAGAATGGATTACAAATTGTACCTTTTCTGTTTCACCTTTATATGAAAGCGTTATATTACGATTGTCAATTACTTTATCCAAAGAGTACTTACCTGATGATTTACCTAGAGACAAAAAAACACCAGTAATATTCACTTTCATATTTCTCAAGTTCTGAATAATGAGATTACAACTTAACTCATTGTCATGAGTGACACTCATACTTACTCCATGAGTAACCCTGATTTTTTCAATCTCATTCTGAGTAGCTTGATACGCCATATATAATGAAACCAACACGGCAAACAGAGTTGCAATTGCGGATAACCACCCTCCTAACATACTCCACAACGCCACCTCACCTGCATAATTCTTATCAGCCCATTCCCAATTAAAACCACCGAGAAAAAAACCTAAAACGAACATCAAAGCAGAAAGGACAATTATGCCGAAAATTTTTAAATTCATATGAATACCCCACGTCCAAGCAGCTTCCATTCTACGCATGCTAACACCTTGCAAGACTCATTGCTCAACCCCGCCAAGACTAAAAGCAAGTTTCATCACTGACGGAGTTGTCACTATATTATTTAATTGTCGAGTATTGAATCGATCTCACCCGTTCGCACGTCAACTCGCGCTGCTACAGTCTGTTTGACCATGCCACCATAAGCATTAGTGCCGCGAAACGTCGTTTTCACAATGGCGTGCGGGTCTTTATTCAAAACTAAATGATATACCGTTGATACATGTTTATAAGATGAATCATCGTTCATATTATCTTTAATTAGTTTTTCCAATGGACGATAAGAACCATCCCAACCACTAAAATTACTCTGAAATGTATCAAGATTGATTTTATTATTTAGTGAACTCGGGTCATTTTCATAATCATTAAAGCACCACCCAAGAACATCACCGAGTTTCAACTCATCATCTTTGGTAAATGTATACTCACTCATGCAGGCATAAAATGCATCTGATGCGGTGACTGGAACTTTCTTAAAGTCAATGTAACTATTCACAATATCGTGTCGAGTTTTCTTTGGCTCGCTCCGATATTCCTTGAGTGTTTTTTCACCATATTCGAATGTTTTTTGGACTTGGTGTTCTACAACGGTTGATGTTTCAGTTTTAGCAACTGGCTGGCTTTTTTCTGTTGGATAGAGTATTGAACCAATTATGCTCAATACAAAACCTCCTCCGAGATAAACCGCACTTGCACGTTTGCGGCTTGGCATTCGCACCAGTGATGGCTTGATTAACCCGATGAAAAAAGCAACAAAAAAAGCGAGTGATAGAAAAGCGATTATAGTATCCATAGCTATCCTTTTTGCATCATCCACATAAAAAATCGACCTTATGTTAGCAACAGGAAGCTTACTTTTGAATATTTGTAAGTTGTTAGCTTTAGCTCTCCGAGATAACTCCTTTCAACCGTCAAAAAACAGCACCAACGCAGTAAAAATATGAATGTCAACTAACGCCTCGCTTCACTCGTTGTTCAACGCCGCCAGCCCTGAAAACAAGTTTCACGACTGGCGGCGTTATCTATCGTCTGCGTGGTGGTGGCGCAACTCTGGACTGACCGATATAGTTAAACCGCCCGTAATTATCCCGGACTATTTCGGCACACCCGACTAGCTCATCGGGCGTCAGATTTTCGTTGACCATAATCCGCTGTAAACGCTGAACAATAGCCATCAGCTTGATATTTTTAGTTTTATGGTGCGGTATCTCGCCTGGTATTCTGTGCATTATCCAAGCCACCCGTTTTGCTGTGCACGCTCCATCTGTTCATCTGAATAGTTCCATGCTCCATCCGTGGCAACCATTGCCCCGCCAGACATTCCCGTCTCTGGTTCATACATAACAGCAAGGCCGAGCTTATGCATAATTTCATGATTAATTCTGAATAACAGACCACGCTCACTAAGTTCTTTCCAGTTCACAATCTCATATGCGCCTGTATTAAGCAGCTCAATACTTAGCAAGACATAATCTTCCAGCCAGTCTGACAGGTCAGTAACATCTGTTATCCGGGCTTCAACCTTTCGCCCCGTATACACACCCTGCCCCCATTCATGCAAAATCAACGTGTCCCCGCGCTCATAATTACGGTCATTTTTCCGAAACTCTGCGCGTTTCTTTCCTTCCAGCACAAGGTCGAAATATTTTGCGTGCAGCTTTACCTCGTGAATTTTTGCCATCATGTCCACTCCATTACTGTTGAGAATCCCGACCACTCATCAGCGACCGGATACGTGAATTTTTTCCCGTCATAATTTACTGTCGCGCCACGCGCCAGCGCCTCAAGCTCCCATCGTTGCGGCCTGATACCGTTCTGAGCGAGGTCAACGCGGATACGGGTAATTTGCAATCGTTCCGACCGGGTCAGTCTGGCCGACGGTGCTATTTCATGTGGTTTTAACGGGCTTCCGTTTCTTTGCTGACGATTTGGTGTTTTCAGGCCGTGTTTTAATGCCCCCCTGAGCGTCCTCACAACCTCCGGGTCATTCCATTCGATAACACCGTCATCAACCAGATTTAGCACTGCTGCGGCGTGCTCAGAAGGTGTGGGAGCCGGTAACGAAGTATCACCACCGGTGAGCTTTCCACAGTTATTGACAGGACTCCGAGGCGCGGCGATGCCGCTTTTTAAAGTCAAAGGCTCAACGACCGGAGCTTTCGGCACAATGCGCCAGTCCGTCGTTCTGGTGATATGAATATGACGCGCGCCGAGATGCGGCGCGTAAATGCCGACCACTCTCTCGACCTCTTCCTCGTACTCGTTAACGTCATCCGACGGGCTACGGGCGACCCTGACAGTCTGACAATCGCGCGGGACATTTGCCCCACCCTGCGCGCTGATATACAACGCAAAATCACCACTGTCTGCGGCGGCGCGTGCAGCCTCGACGCGCTCGTCAAACTCATCAGCAATGCTGACACCGCGCGGCAATTTGCGTAGTTCACGGTAAGCCCCCATTGTCGGCAGACCAACCGTTTTAAATTGCGGGATGCGCCACGTTGACGCCCATGCAGTAACAGCCGCGGCAGTATCTTTCAGAGGTCTGCCGGTATCGTTATCGAGCTGACCATCCAGTGCATAGCCGTCGATGTTTTTTGAGATGTATTTCGCGATATACCCCGCAGCACCGCCCCGATTAAGGTGTTTTGCCTGAAAACGGTTTCGCGCGGCTCCTCTTTCGTCGCCATCCTCTTTGAGCGCATAGCGACGCATGATTTCGATAATCTGGTTACGCTGGCGCGGATTACAAAAAAGCATCATATGCCAGTGCGGCGTTCCGTCGTGGTGTGGCTCGACGACACGCAAACCGTAGACCTGTAAATCATTATCCTTGAATGCCGTGCGCATCAGGCTCCAGATACGGCAGAGATAACGCTGCGCATCCTTTGGATTAAATGCCTCATCGTTCCAGCCGTGATTTAGCTGGACGGTTTTACTTTCGCCTTTTCTGACCTGACGTGTCGGGTGATACTTTGACGGCGCGGTCAGCGTGATAAACATCCCCACATCACCCTCTGCTGCGGCGTAACGCTCAATACCGGCAATGGTGTTCATCAGCTCCATCCGGCGAATTTCAGGATTAGAAATACTGCCCATCACCTTACTGATAAGGTCGATGCGCTCGCCGGTTTCCCTGTTTTCGAGATCACACGATTTAAGAAATTCCAGATTTGCCTGGCGGCGTGCACACACATCACGAATGGCATGTTTACTGGCATAAGGAGAACGGTCTTTATTGACCTCCCCGACAGCAATCAGTAACGCCTCATGCCAGCGCATACGCTGGCCTTTAAGCTGATGAGTCCACCACTCATCGTTAAACAGACGGGCAATGGCAGAATATGCCTGCCTCGTGGTCATCTGCCCTTTACGGTATTTTTTCCAGTAGAGAGGGGATATATTGAAAGCACGTGCAGCGCCAGCAACATGACCATAGAGGTGAGCCTGCGCCTCATCCGTAAACAGCGATTCTTTTTCGCCATGCGCATCCACCCAGGCATCGCTGAGTTCCTCATACATCATGAAAAGCTGCGATGAGATACGGGCAGCAAACTTTTTCAGCTCCTTGTCATTCATTCCCGGCAGGCGCGCATAGTGGTCACGCTCTGCCAGAAACAGTAACGACGCGTCGGTGTTCATTTCATGGCGCTGATTCACACGCTCAATGCGCGGCCATAAACGGCGCTGAAAAGTGGATGTGAGGAAATAAAACCCGTGCACCGGGCTTTTATTGCGCCGGATGTAGTCATAGCGTGAAGTAAACAGCGAACGCAAAAAGTAAGGCAGGCGGTTAATCGTGGATAAAACACCTTGCACCTGACGCATCTCGTCACGTGTAAGGGGTCTTTCGCGCCCGACAGCCTCGCGTGGCGCGCTCCATGCATAAGCACCGGTAAACGTCTTACCGGTGCCTGCAGCAAATGCTGACGGAGGGACAAAACGCCCGGAGGCTTTAATGGCCATATGAGCCAAAAGCCTCTGAACAACGCTTGCTGAGTTGCTCAACCTGCGCGTTTAAATCAGCAAAAGACTTTGCGCTTCCGGTCAGAATATCGTGATGCATCAGGCCGGAAACGAGCTGGCTTAATTTCGGGTAATAACCAACCACCGCCAGCCACTCCTGACCGGCGTTTTTACCGCTTTCCGCTCTCTTTTTCTCATGGAGAATAAACTGAAAGCTGTCACTGGTAACGACATAACGTTCGCCAATTTCTATACGAATGCTCATGCCATTCTCCGGTAATGTTTGTTTTTTGCTTCAAAGACTGACTGACAGGAAACACAACGCGTGGCTGACGGATAAGCCGCACGACGGGCAGCAGATATTGGCACGTCACACTCTTCACAAACCAGCGCAGAAGCACCGCAATGTTTTACCCTTGCCGCGTTAATCTGGCGCTCCAGTAATTCAGCCTGCTGTTCCTGAATAAAATCCACGTTGTCCGGCATTACCAGCTCCTTTTGTCGTTCAGCTTCTTAAATTCATCAGCGCAATAGCTGGCGATTTCTGTCGTTAATTTCGTCAGTTCATCCACGGAGGAGATTTGCTTATGAAATACAGCGCGTTTAACAAGTAAATTGACCACATCAGACAGGAGGTTTAATTCGTTCTGATAAATCGCGATAACAGATTCAGTTATTTCGCGTTTTTCTTTATCAAGACCAAGTTGAATAAGAGACAAATCGCCATTTTTCATAACGGCGATTTTTAAGGCATTGTTCAGTAATACAACTGAATGAGAACAGGACATCAAAGCACCTCCCCGCGAGACAATCCGATATTGTGAAATTTTTCCGACTCCTGACTGAGCAGCTCGACTATCTCCACGCGGGATAACTCCGCCTTTGTGATATGGCGAATCATGGCGTCAAGATGAGAAGAAAAGCGCGTCGCTGCGTCGGCCTGTGCTTCGGTTCTGGCCTGTTGCAGCAGTAATGCGTATTTACCGCACTGATTTTCAGAAACTGTATGCATGACTTTCTCCAGGCAAAAAGAAGCCCCGCACAATTAAGTGCGTTAAAAACTCTGGTTAATTACTTAATGCAGATATTGCTCTGGTTTTACCGATGTCAGAATTGTCGGTGCATACTCAAACAGACTGAATAATTCACGTAATGCACGGAATAAAGCTTCACGCCAGTAACATGATTCTTCATTAATTCGCCAGTATGGCTGGTTAAATTCTTTTTCTGTCAGTCGTGCGTGCATAAATAAAGTGCGGCGCTGACTGACAGTTAAAAAGCTAATATATGCATACTCACTTGCACCGACCTGACGGCGTTTTGAGAATGCCCCACGCAATTCATCAATTGCACAAACCAGCCGTTCACGTTCGACGTCGTTCATTTCTTCAAAACGCATCGTTGCGTGACGTTGTTTTAACTGCGCATGAAAGCAAACTGTTAGCCGTTCGCGCTCCATCATCTGATTATAATAATCACATGTCTCCTGCCAGCGAGGAACGGCAAGATGCTTACCAATTATCCGGCGCATAGTTGCTGGCTGTTTTTCAACGAGATTGAGCGTCATCACTGTCAT